TATCTCCTGTACGGTGTGGGTTAAACGGACACAGTGGGGAAAAACCTTTGACTGCCAAGAAGCCAGCCGACCGAAGACAGCGCCGAGCCACCAAAGATCTTGGCGTCCTGCCACAGATTCAGGTTGATCCCAAGGCGTATCCTGTAGCTCCTGCTCACCTCTCTGAGCGATGGCAGGGCGCATGGCAGACCTTCTGGGAGTCTCCGTTCGCTTCGCTGGTACAGCCTGCTCAGATGCCACCGCTGGAACGTCTGTTCTCCATGTACGACGAGCGAGACCGCATGGACATAGAACTCAGGGTCAACCCTATGATGATCGGACACAAGGGTCAGGCGATCCTGAACCCTCTCTACCGTCAGAGGTCGGCGATGGATGCCGAGATCCGGCAACTGGAGGATCGCTTCGGTCTGCACCCTAAGGCAGGGCTGACGCTTGGTATCGTCTACGGTGAAGCCGCACGAAGTCTGGAGGAACTCAATGCAAGAATCGCCAATGCCGCCGCAGCAGAAGCCGAGATCGAGGAAGATCCGCGCTACATCGGAAACGAAGAAGCCGAGCAAGAAGAGGCCGCTGTTCGCGTCGCCGAGTAGCTCGCCGCCACCACCGTCCTGGGGCGGCTTGGTCTGCCGTTGGATTGAGACCAACCTCGTACACGGTGAGGGCGACAAGTTCGGCGAGCCGTTCAGACTGGAGCCTTGGCAACGCGCCTTCATCTGGCGTCTCTACGAGCACGACGGTCAGAAGCGCATCGTGCGCCGCGCCCTCCTCGGCACGCCAAAGGGCAACGGCAAGACCGAGCTACTCGCGGCGATCGCCTTGGCTGAACTGGGAGGACCAAGGGCGCCCAAGTCGCCGAACATCCCTATCGCCGCCGCGTCATTCGAGCAGGCTGACCTCCTGTTCGGCACGGCTCGCATCATGCTCACGCAGGGTCCACTCGCCAAACTCTTTGAGGTCTACGACACCGAGATCCTCATCAAAGATCGACCAGGGCGCATGTACCGCGTAGCTGCAGCGGCAGGCACCAACGACGGAGGACGTCCGACGTGCTTCATCGCTGACGAGTTGCACGAGTGGACTGGGAACAAAGAGCGCGTGCATCTCGTCCTCTCAAACTCACTTGCCAAGCGCGCAGAGGCGCTGGAGCTGAACATCTCAACGGCAGGCTCAGACGAGAACACCCTGCTCGGCCGCATGCTGACCTACGGCAAGCGCGTCGCCTCCGGCGAGCAGTCCGATCCGACCTTCCTGATTGAGTGGTGGGCTGCAGCCGATAGCCATGACCTAGAGACCGACGAAGGGCGCAGAGCTGCGCTGGAGCAGGCGAACCCATCGGCACCCTCCTTCGTTGACGTTGACAGACTGTTGGCACGAGCCGCCGAGGTGCCGATCCACGAGTGGCAGCGCTACCATCTCAACCGCTTCGTGCAGCCGCCGGACCGCTGGATCGGCGCAGAGGCGTGGATGAAACTGGCAGAGCGCACGAGGGTGCTGGTACCAGGCGAGCGGATCAGCCTTGGCTGGGACGGAAGCTACGCGAGGGACGCATCTGTTTTGACCGCTTGCACGATGGACGGCCACATCTTCATGATCCGTGCATGGGAGAAAGCCGTCACCAACCGCGACCCTGACTGGACGGTGCCGCGTGGTGAGGTGGACGCCGTCGTTGACCAAGTGATGCGGACCTATGACGCAACCCTATTCTGCGACCCTCCAGGCTGGGCGTCAGAGATCGAGGAGTGGAGTCGCAGGTTCGGCAATCGTGTAGTCGTGTTCAACACCGCCACCATTGAGCGCATGGGTCCAGCCGTTGACCGATTCTTCACCGCCGTCGCAACCGGCGAAGGGCTGCGACACGATGGCAATCCTCTGCTCGCTCGTCACATCGCCAACGTCCACACGCGCCTGACGCGCTATGGTCAGGTCTTGACCAAGAGCTACAAGGCGTCACCTGATCGCATTGACGCGGCCGTGTCTGCCGTCGTAGCCTTCCAGGGTGTAAAGTTTATGCAGGTTGAACCAAAGCAGGCGGCAAAAGTGGAGTGGGTAAACCTATGATTAGCAACCTCTTGGAACTTGTGGGTGCGGCACTTGTGATCGGTGGCATCGCGCTACTCTCTGTCCCACTGGGACTCATCGCACTTGGTGCGGCTGTTGCCGCTATCGGCTATACGCTAGGAGACCGTAAGTGAGCATCATCCGTCGCATCCTTGGTGAGACTCGCGCCGTAGGCGGCACCTGGATCACAGACAATCAGCCACTCGTCTCATCTGCCGGAGTCGCAATCAACAGTCACACGGCACTCTCAATCGGCGCATATTATGCAGCCGTCAAGCTGTACGCAGACACAGTGGCAAGCCTTCCTTGGGACACCTACATTCGGATTGACGGCACACGCCGACCATACCGACCGTCACCATCCTGGCTGACGATGCCGCAGCCGAACAATCCGAACTTCACTGGCTTTGACCTGAAGCATCGCATGGTGAGCAGCCTGCTCGTTGACGGCAACTGCTTCCTGCTCTTCATCAAGGGTCGCAACGGCGACATCGTTGAGATGCGCGTGCTAGATCCGCAGAAGGTCACCATCAAGAGCGTTGACGGCGCACCGATCTACATGGTTCAAGGTGAGGACACGACCGTCGTAGAACTTACCTCCGACGCGATCCTGCACATCCCACTCTTCGCACTTGGATCAGATCTCCGCGCACCTTCGCCGGTGGAGCAGCACCGCACTACTCTCGGCCTCGCCTCCGCAACGCAGTTGTACAGCGCGAAGTTCTACGAGCAGGGCGCGGCTCCGTCTGCAGTGATCAAGATCCCTGGCGAACTGACACAGGATCAGGCTGACTCGCTCCGCAACTCATTCAGCCGCCGACACGAAGGCGTTGAGAAAATGCACAAGATCGCAGTGCTCACTGGCGGCGCAGACTTCCAGCAAATGAGCATGAAGATCAGCGACATGCAGCTCGTTGAGACGCTCCACTGGGGCGTTGAGTCCATCGCTCGATTCATGGGCGTGCCACTCCACCTGCTCCAGTACCCAGGTGGCAACACCTCCTACAACAGCGTTGAGATCGTCAGCATCGAGTGGCTGAGACTCGGACTCGGACCACTGGTCGCTCGCCTTGAGGCAGGGCTTCAGCGTCTCGTGCCAGGAGCCGACCAGACCTTCATCAAGTTCACACTTGACGGACTGCTCCGACCTACGACCAAAGAGCGCTACGACGCCTACGCCATCGCGCTCAACAACGGCATCCTCTCGCTCAACGAGATCCGCAGGCTGGAAGATCGCGCAGATGTTGACGGCGGCGACGAGCACTACAAGGCACTGAACATCGGAGTCGTTGGTCAGTGATCACGATCGTTGACCTTGACGGCACGCTCATCCTAGAGGGAGAGCAGCCGAATCAGCCACTGATCGACCATCTCAATGAAGAGGTCATGTCAGGCGATACAGAGATCATCATCGTCTCCGCTCGCAAGATTGACCGACTGCAAGAGACACGCGCCTGGCTGCAAGAATACAAAGTCGCTGGCGTTCAGGACGTCTTTCTCAATGACTTTGAGGGCAGTGCCTTCGCAACCGGCTTTGCGTTCAAGGAGTACAAGTACGGCCTCCTGAAGGAGCAATACGGCGATGATCTGATGATGTCGATTGACAATGATCCAGCCGTTCGCGCTATGGCTGAGAAGCTGGGAATCACTGGACACTCGCCAGAGGAGCATGTCGCCGATGACTACCGCGCAATGCACACCGACCCACCTGCTCCAGAAGGTGATCAGATCACTGGGAGCGACACCAATGAGCCAGGCTCTGCCAGCGGCAAACTCGGCGACATTGAGTTGAGCGAAGCGACTGAGACGGCGCTTCAGACAAAGAGCGATGATCACAATGATGCGATGGGCGAAGCAGACCGACCAGACTGGACAAAGGTGCGCGTGGACTCACTGCGCGCCGTCTATCGCCGTGGCTCAGGCGCCTACTCCGTCAGCCACCGACCAGGCACGACACGAGAGCAGTGGGCAATGGCACGAGTCAACGCCTTCCTCTTCCTAGCGCGTACCGGCGCTCCAGAGAATCCAGCCTATGTTGGCGACAATGACCTCCTGAACTCCGACCACCCACTCTACGCCGAGAAAGATCGCAGCCTTGAGAGCCGCGCAGTCTACGAAGTCCCTGAGTACATCCAAGACGCGGCACGCCAGGGGCTTGAGTGGTACGAGCAGAAACTTGGAGGCGACGGCCTGACCGCTGAGACCGTGCGCGACGCACGCGAGCTGGTCGCCAACCGCATTGACTCCGACAAGCTCGTCAGGCTTTCGGCGTGGGTCGCACGCCACCGCACTGACTGGGAGGGCGTGCCATCAAACTCTGAGCGAACTGATCCAGACTTCCCAGGTCCAGGCGCCGTCGCAGCGGCCCTGTGGGGTGTGGACAGCACTGATTCAGAGAGTGCTGATCGCGTAATCTCATTTGCAGATCGACTCGTCGCGTCCGAAGATAGGGAGATTGTCGACATGAAAGAGAAAGAAGTTCGCTCACTGCCGATCGGCGAGTTCCGACTTGGCGAAGTGGGAGCAGATGGACAGAGGACATTCACCGGCTACGCCGCAATCTGGAATAGCGCGTCCGAGGGACTGCCATTCGAGGAGCGCATCGCGCCAAACGCCTTCAAGCGTTCACTGGCACGTGCTACCGCTGGGCAGAAGATCATCGCGTTCCTCTTTGGGCATGATGAGACACGCGCACTCGCCACAACCGCGAGCGGACGCCTGCAGCTCAACGAAGACGAGACTGGACTTCGCGTAGAGGCGAAGCTTGATCCAGCCGATCCAGATGCAGCCAAGGTCATCTCCATGTTGACGCACGAGAGTGCGGCCGCAGGCATGTCATTCGGCTTCCAGAAGATTCAAGACACGTGGGACGGCAACAACCGGACGATCAAGGAAGCGAACCTGTTTGAGGTGAGCATCTTGGCGGCTGGTGGTCAGACGCCTGCGTATCCTGCAACACTCGGCTTGACCGCGATCCGACAAGTCACTGCGCCAAAGATCGGCGTAGAGGCTGAGGCGCTGGTCGCCACACTCGAAGCAGTCAAGGCTGGACGCGAGCTGTCCACCGAGGAGTTGGCTGTCATTGACGCTGTCCGATCCAAGTTGGCACCAAAGCAGGTGAAGGTCATCGACCCATCCGTTGCTGCGGCGCTGTTGACCTTGGAGTCGGCAGAAGGTGACGCACTCTAGGTCTCGTGCCTGCGCCCCACCGCCCCAAGTAGGCGAGTCCGCGTTAGAGCAACCCACCGAGGAGAGCAAAAAACAAAGAGTCCGGCTATGTCCGGAGAAAGGAAGTGGACACTATGTCCGACTTCGCAAATCTCGCTGACAAGCGAGCAAACCTCTTGACGGAGGCACGCGGCATTGCCGTGGAAGCCGCTGACAAGGGAATCGCCCTAGAGGGCGAAGACAAGGCGCGCTTCGAGAAGCTCGTCGCAGAGGCTGGTACGCTTGCCGAGGCGATGAAGTCCGAGAAGAACGCTACCGAAGCACGCAAGGCTGCTGACGAGGCTCGCGCCGAGTACGCCGCTGTCGTGTCGCCAAAGGCTCCTGGCGAGAAGAGCGATGCCGATCGACTCCGCGCCATCGGTTTGTCCGGTGGTTCTGAGACGTTCGAGCGCCGCGATGTGACCAAGAGCAGCAACCTGGGTGATCCAGTCTCAGTGTTCTCACGTGTGAACGTGGTCGCAGGGCAGATCAACCCATTCATCAACCCAAACGTGGTTGATGTGATTCAGGTTGCCACTGGCAATCAGATCAAGTTCCCAGTCGCCACGGTTCTAGGCACGGCGACAGCTCCAGGCGAAGCTGGAACGATCGTTGAGAGCGACCCAACCATGGGCACTCTGTCCCTCACACCAAGCGGCTACAAGATTCTCGTACAGGTCTCGGAAGAGCTTGTCGAGGATGCAGCGTTTGACATTTCGGCGTTCATCGCGGACGCCGCCGGTCAAGCTGTTGCAATCGCCCACGGTGCCGCCGCTGGTACCGCCGTCGTGACGGCCGCTGGTTCAGGCGTAACAGGTGCGACTTTCGTGCCTACATATGCCGAGCTAGTGTCCCTCCAGTATTCGGTCAAGCAGCAATATAGGTCGGCTCCTAAGGCCGGCTTCTTGATGTCCGATGCGACCCTTGGAACAGTCCTTGGAATCACATCGTCCAACTTGCCGCTGTTCCAGCCAGGTGGTCAGGGTGGCGTTGATCGTCTCCTCGGCAAGCCTGTCTACACCGCAAGTGGAATCGCTGACATTGCTGACAATGCCAAGCCGATCCTCTTCGGAAATTTAGGGGAGATCAAAACTGCACTCGTGGGAGGCATCCGCGTGGATGTAAGCCGCGAGTACGCGTGGAACCTCGGCCTTATCTCGTATAAGGTTGAAGTGCGCGGAGTGACTGGGCTTGCCCAGGCTGCTGCCGTCAAGTACTACGCCTGCAACTGATCTAATCAGTAGCTACGCATAGTTAGTGGTGAAGGGGAGTCGCTTCGGCGGCTCCCCTGATCCGCAAGTAAGGAGACCACATGCTTGTCAAACTCAGGAAGCGCCGAGGAGAATATCCGACCGGCGCAATCGCTGACCTCCCACAAGAGGAGGCTGAGGGCTTGATCGCCTTCGGTCTGGCAGACCATGTGCAAGATGTCGACGCAGAGGCACCAACGCGCCACGTAGAGCGCGCCAAAGTATCAAAGGCAATGAGGACTGCTACCATCAATCAATCGGAGCCTCAGACGGCTCCTGAAGGGGAGTAAATGTCGTACGCAACTCTCGCTCAGTTCAAGGCTGCGGTCGGCATCACTGACAGCACCGATGACACCGCGCTGCAGAACGTACTCGATGCAACCGACACGCTGATCGACCTGTACTGCGATCGCAAGACTGGCTTCGGCACGGCGACCGAGACGAGGTTCTACACCTCCGAGGACTATGAGTATGTCTTGACCGACGATCTTGTCAGCGTCACCACGCTGCAGACCGACGATGACGCCAACGGCACCTACGAGACCACGTGGACTGCTAACACCGACTTCGTGCTCGCTCCGGTGAACGCCGCACTTGACGGCCTCCCCTACACCGAGATTGACGCGAGCGTCTCATTCCCTCGCAACTTCCCAAAGGATGTCTACATCGGCGTCAAGGTGGTCGGAGTCTTCGGCTTCCCTAGCGTTCCTGCCGCAGTCGTTCAGGCAGAAATCATCCAAGCAAATGCAGTCTGGTCATCCAGGACGGCCGCATTTGCCATCGTAGGATCGGCAGATTTGGGTGGGATCTTGCGTATGACACGAGCGCTGCACCCAGAGGCTGCACTTCTTCTTGAGCCGTATCGGAAGCGCAGCGGCTTGGCTCGATGACCGACCTGACGATCCTTGACGCGCTCGCAGCTCGTCTGGAGGCAGTCACTGATCCTGTCGGATACACACTCCGAAAGGCGTACGCCACACCTCCAGAGAATCTGCCGGTCGTGCCATGCGCCGTCCTCTTCCCTGGCGACGATGCAATCACCGTCGGCAACTCCGTCCGCAGCACCGTCCTGACGGTCGCCATCCGCATCTACCTCCTGCCGATCCCTCGGATGGAGGACAAATACCGCGACCTCTACACTTGGCGCTCATGGCTACGCACCGCGTTTGACGGCGCCGTCACGATTAGTGGAAATGCCGTGCAGGTCGCAGTCACTGCGACTAGACTCGGCACAGATACGTATGCCGATCAGGACTACCTGACGGTTGAAGCAGATGCGGAAGTGACGGTCTTTGACACCGTGACCTTCACCGCGTAGAGCAAGGAGAACAGGACATGCCAAGCTACGGCGCAAAGGCTCTCACGCGAATCGCTACCGCTTCGCAGTCCGCGTTCGGAACTGCGGCCGCAATCGGCACAGCACTCGGCGAGATTCTCTTCACTGAGACCACAGGTGCGCTCGACCTCGGCGTGACGGTTGACCTCGGAGAGACCACCTCAGTCGGCAAGCGAACTGCAATCCAGGCGACACGACCAACGATCACCGGCAAGCAGCCAGTGCTGACAATCGCCGAGGGTCCTGCATCCATGCGAACGCTTCCTCTGATCTTTGATGCCATCGGCGCAACCACAACAGGCGCAGGACCTTACGTCTGGACCTACTCGCCAACACAGGGCGACGTTGACACGCTCGTCTTCTACTCATTCCTCGTTGAGGATGGCGTGCAGAAGTATCTCGTGCGTGACGCAGCTCCAACAGAGATCACCTTGTCCGCAGACGCGAACGGTCTGCTCCAGGCTGGCGCAACCTTCGCGGCAACGACTGCAGCGACATCCGTACTCGCCTTCCCAACGGCACTGCCAACGCAGCCAATGCTTGCTGGACGCCTGATGAAGTTGAGCACCGACACAAACTTCCCTGACAAGGCAGGATCTGGAGCGACCGACTACACGTCGATCACCGCGTTCAGCCTCACGATCTCAACTGGCGTGGGCATGATCACAGCGCTCGATGGCAGCCTCACGGCCGCAACCGCCGCGCTGACCGGCTCACTGGATGCGACGCTCACCTTGACGGTGGCGAGCAACTCAGCCGCTGGAACAACCTTCCCAATCACCGACATCGCAACGCAGAAGTATCTGCGACTCTTCGGACTCACCTCCGACAGCTACGGTGTATACATTCTCGGCTCATGGGAAGTTGAGAACATCGTTCCGCTCTCGTCGGATCAGGACGGTCTCATCGTCAATGAGGTCACCTGCCGACTGGCGTATGACGTGACCTCCGGCAAGTCGCTGGAGATCATCGTTGATTCACCACTGAGCGCGGCGCCGTAATAGCAGCGCCGTAGGGCGCACGTAGGAGGGCAAGATGGACGTCGTACTGATCACCCTAGAGGGTGAGTTCGCAGGCTGGCACGCAGAGCTTCGCAAGAATGTCTCAGCGCGCATCCTGCTCGATCTAGAGTCAGGCAACGCAGGCAGAGCGCTGCAGGCGTTCTCCAAGATGGTTCTCAGCCACAACTTCAAGGGGCTTGATGGCAAGCCGTGTGACGATGTGCTGGATGCTCCAGTCGATGCACTGACACAGACGATGGAGAAATGGGGCAAAGGGAATCAGCCGGACCCCAAGTAAGGCTCGCCGCACGGCGGCTCTCAATCGGTCAATCGATTGTGGCACCACCGGAGATTATGTTCCACATTCTGGGTGAGAAGTTCGGCATGTGGCCAGATGAAGTGGCGAGCCTACCGCTAGATCAGGTGCTGCTCGCATGGACAATCCATACGGAGATGCAGCCGAAAGGGAAATGATGGCAAGTGGCGTCGTAATCGAGGGGAAGTTTGACAGGAACTACGATCAGCTACGGATCGGCTTCCTGAAGGGTTCCAATCCGAGCGCGTTCAAGCGCCTCATGACCTTCGCCACACTGAACGCAGCTCGCACGCTCCAGAAGCCGATCAGGGACGCCGCTCCTAAGGGAGAGACTGGAAACCTGCGAAAGCAGATCAAGGCGCGCAAGGCACGATTCAACAACCCAGCCGCCGTGGTAGGCATCAAGGGTGGGCGCAACGGCGTGTTCTACGGCTGGCTGGTCGTGGGTGGCACTGGTAGCCGACGCAACACCAAGAATGGCATCGTCGCCGTCACGCCGGTCAAGGGTCGACCATTCGTTGATGATGTGGTGAAGCGCAAGACCAACATCGACCGAGCCGTAGAATCTTACTCAAAGACCATCTCGTCGTACCTCAATGACGAGCCGTTCCGAAATACCATCTTGAAGTTCAAGAGAGGGAATCAACGCTGATGGCTGGAAACCAGACCGCTAACTTCGTCGTAAAGGCAAAGGATGCCGCCACAGGTCCGCTCGGCAAAGTCGGCGGCTCAATGGGCAAACTCAAGCGCACGGCTGTCACATCCTTCAAGGCAATCGCTGGCGTAGCACTCGCCGCCGCCGGAGCGATCGCCGCCTTCACTACCGCAGCCGTCAAGGGCGCCATTGACGATGAGCGCTCCGTCATCCTCACCAACGCGGCACTCAAGGCGCGAGGCTTCCAGCTAGACACACTCGCTCCAAAGATTGAGGAGCAGATCAAGGCGGCACAGCGCCTCGGCATCGCTGATGACAACGTTCGCGCAGGGCTAGAAGTCGGCTCACGATTCTTCAAGAAGCAGGAGAAACTGCTCAAGGCGAACGAACTTGCCATGACCATCTCGGCCGTCACTGGCGAAGACCTAGAGACCGTGATGTCAAAGATCGGCAAGGCGGCGAACGGACAGACAAAGGGGCTTGCTGCTCTCATTGGACCGATTGAGAAGGGCGCGAAGTTCACGGACATCTACACGCAGGGGATGGGCAAGTTCAACGGAGTTGCAGAAGAACTCGCCAACAGCACGAGCGGCAAACTTGCAACAGCGCAGCAAATCTTCAACGAGCAGATGGATGAATTTGGTGCAAAGTTCCTGCCTGTTGTGACTGAGGCGCTTACCTTCCTGACAGAGAAAGCGCTCCCAGCATTCCAGCGGTTCCTTGAGGAAGTAGGACCAAAGATCGGCGCCTTCATTGACGAGTACGTCCGACCACTGGTGACATCATTCGGCGATCTGTTCGCCGTCGCGTCGGAGGGAGACTTCAGCCTTCTTGACGCCGCCTTCTTGCCACTCAAGGTTATTCTTACCGCCATCAAGGTTCTGGTGGACGGCATCACCGTAGGCTTGGAAACAATCAGGAACGTCGGAGACTTCGGCAGTAATCTCACTAAGATGCCGAACGGTACGTTCAAGACAAGTTTCTCGCCAGTCGTTACTGGCGGCGGCGGCGGCGGTTACAGCACCTACATCATCCCAGTCAGCATCGGCACCGGCAAGGTTGACACCGTCGTAGCCGACTCAATCAAGAGGATCGGACCAGGACCTCGGCGAGGGCGCTAAATGGCGAACCCATTCAGCCTGATCGTCGCTGGAGTTGACAGCGGCGCCAACCTTCTTGACCTCCCTGCTCCGTCTGCACTAGACACGCCGTACGTAGAGCTAGGCTCGGTCTCCCTCACGCTCTCAGGCGACGGCGACGGCGGCTCCATGAGCTTTGACGTCATTGAGACCAAGACGCCAGGTGGAGGACCTTGGTGGAAGTCAGGCAACGTCTACGACAATGCTCGCGTCCAGTTTTTTGACAGCCGCTACAGCGCCACCACGCCGCTCTTCCTTGGCTTCATCACCAACATCACCGGCACGATGCTGGAGAACGGCCTCGGCTCGCGTGCGAGCGTCTCAGTCGCAGATGCCGATGAGTGGCTGAACCGCACCATCATCCGCAACGGCAAGGTGGGGATCAGCGCGTCATCCCTTGTCGACTCATTCACAATCGGCAACGACTCGTCAACTGACCAAGACATCATCAACGGTCTGCTCAAGCGCGTTGACGCGCAGGTCAACGACGCAACGACGCGGCAGATCCTGAACACGGCGGTGATCAGCGGCGTGATCCGCGCCATCTACACAGGCACCGCTCAGACCATCGGCAAGCAGAGCTTCAAGGCGACCACCCTGCAGAGCGCACTTGATCAGGTCGCAGAGGAGGCAGGCGGCTCGGCTGACGTGCAGTACCGATACTGGATTGACGGAAACGCTCGCCTCAACTACGGACCAAAAACAGCGGCGCCAACATACGCGAGTGCGCCTGCCGAGATCGTCACTGATCCTGCAAGCGTTCAGGTGGGTAGCACATCATCTGTGACACGCCTCCTCTCACGCGATCTCTCGGTCAACCTTGACCACACGCAGGTCGTGAAGGCGATCTTCGTGCAGGCTGACTCAACCTTCGCACGCTACGACTCCAACCAGACCTATCCAACAGCGCCAACCAACGACCCCTACTTCAGGACCTATACCGGCACGTACAGCCGAACAGGAGCAGGACTGACAAGCCGAAATGGTCCGCTCGCGCACGAAGTGTTCTCAGCGCCGAAGGTGGTCAAGAAGGGCGACCGAGGCGTCAAGATCGGCACGCTCGCTCGATCAACCTTCGCCTCACGTGCAAAGCCGATCCGCACCGTCTCATTCATGATCGGTGGTGCAGACCTTGCGCAGACGTCAAACCCAGACTGGGAGTACGGCCTGACACAGGGCTACGCACTCGATGCGGCCGTAAGCCTCGCAGCTCGTAGTGCGACCACCGCGACAATCACAACTTCTAGCGCACACAGCATCGCCGTCGGAGATGTAGTCACGATTGCGTTGAGCACTGGTCCTACCGGCTTTGCCGCGCTGAACGGCACCTTCACTGTCACGACCGTGCCGAGCGCAACGACCTTCACCTTCACAACCGTCACAAGCGGCACGATCACAAGCGGCGCGGCCGTAGGAACTATCCATCGCCTCGTCAAGGCGTGGCTCGCAGGAACCTACGTGAAGCTGACTGCACCTGCTCTTGATCTCTCGGCTACCATCCTGTACATCGCCACTGTCACCATGACCTTCGCAGACGGCGGCGGCTCGTTCCAGATCCAATACGAAGTGCAGGCAGACTTCAGGCGACAATACGTCAAGGGTCTTCGCGGACTGATTGCAGGGGAGTAAGAGATGGGTAAGTACGGCACAAACCTAGAGGGCTTCGGCGCGTTTGAGGGTGGCGTAAACTCAGACAAGGGCGCACCGCTGGTCAGCACATCGAGCGACGGCGAGACCGCGCTGCTCTTTGGTCCTGCAGCTCTGCGAGAGATTCAGGCAGGCGTCGCCAACGGCGACTTCGCCATTCCACCAGATGACTCCACGGCAACCATCACCTCAGAGAACCCACTGCCCTACTGGACGTTCACTGACGATGACTCGGCTGGAGCGATCACCTGCGCCATCGTCGCTGACTCTGGCTCAGGCTCAGGGAATCTGCTTCGATGGACTGTCGCGGCGAACACAGGTACAGGAAAGACAGCAACACTCTCTAGGTATGTTGCTGTTCCTGCAACTCGTGACCGTGCCTATTCGTTCTTGGCTGAAATGACTGCTGGCGCAGCAACAAATACGACTAATCGACAAATCGTTCTCAAATATCAATATCACAAACAAGATCTGACAACGACCGGAAGTCTTTACACAACAACCTATGCACTAAGTACTTTTGCAGGCACCACGACCGTACCGTTCAACGCGGAACAAACTCCAGCAGATGCTGCATTCTTGAAGTTATCTATGCAACTAGATACCACTGGAACGAACGCATCGGTCACGACTATTGATATGTACGAAGTAAAGACAGTTATTGGAAACCCTTATGTCCTAGTAAGTACTTCAGATATTGGAATTGCTCCGGCAGCGCTATGGAAGTCAGGAACAGATCTTTATATCGCTACCAATATTGGAAGTTATAGTGCTGGAAGTATTGTTCCAACCGATGCTTATCTGCAGATAAGCGGTACAGGTGCGTCTTTCAATGATGGAAGTTTCGGTGTCAACAATGGTCAACTAGCTATTGTTGTATCAGCGGCAGCAACAGATGCATTACTGGTTGATGTGACAGGAGATTCAGAAAGCCGCCTGATCGTTGATGGAGATGGAAAGCATAACTGGGGATCTGGATCAGCAGTACAAGACACCAACCTCTACCGCTCCGCCGCCGACACGCTAAAGACCGATGACTCGCTTGATGTAGCTGGCAACCTCGCAACAACTGGCAGAATGACCGCTGGAAATATCGCCAGCGGCTCACTAACCATTACTCCAGTCGCCAACTCCACTACAGGCGTAGCAGTCACTGGATTGACAGTAAAAACATCTGCGGTGACTGCGGCGGTAGGGGATGTCTCTGTTCTCGTCACTGCAAGCGCCAACGCTGATCCTTTTAGGTCCTCATCGTGTGGGTCACTTACGTTCTCTGGAGCAAACCTCACTGGGTTCACGGTGAACATCTTTAGAACTAACACCACTGCGACAGTAATGTTCTACTTAGCGATTGGGAGGTAATATGGACGAAAGAAACCTCGGCACCGTGCTTATGGATACGACGTGCAGGACGCCAGGGTGCGTCAACGAGAATGTCACCCACAGGGCCGATGTTCCAGTGAACACTGACGGCGTGTTCCGTGTCGTGTGCGGAACCTGCTCGCAGGCCGTCACCGACATTGTGCCAGTAGTCGAATGACGCCGCGCCAGATTGACAATCTGATCGAGCGGATGGACGCTCACTCTCGCAAGCTAGACGAAGTGCGCTCTGACGTGGACAGAATCAAGGGAGGACTGGTGGTCATCGCCGCGCTGCTATTCAGCGTGCTGGTGCCACTAATCGCATCGCTAGTCTCTAAGTGAAGCGCGCCGCATTCCCACTTCTGGGCATCATCTTCAGCGCGCTCCTCTTCCTGCCTATCGTGCGCGCCGAGGACACTCCGCAGCCTGGAGTCCAGATGACGGTCTATCCAGAGATGTCGTGGCCGTTTGAGCCTTGGGTCACTCCACCGTCATCCGAGCCGTGCTACTCAGGCATCGTGCCTGCCATTGACTTTGACTGGGGTGGCGCACCAGCCGCTGAGGGCTGTCCTGTTGATCTCTTTGTGGTCCACTTCAACGGCTGGATCACCGTTCCAGAAAGCGGTCAGTGGGAGTGGCTGAACTGGTCTGACGATGGCTGGAGGATGACGCTGGACGGCGTGCTGGCTCTTGATGACTGGAACTTCCACGGCTGCGGTGGTCACTGGTCTGGACCCAATGAAGGCTACTCGCAGCTCGTAGCTGGTCAGTCCTACGCGCTCGACATCTGGATGTTTGAGTGGGGTGGTGGCGCGTGCGCCAGACTTGACTACGGATCTCCGAGCGGATACGGCACCGTTCCAGCCGAGTGGTACACAGTGACCGCTCCACCAACGCCTGAGCCGTCTGTGGAGCCGTCACCATCTCCAACGCCAGAGCCGTCACCATCTATTGAACCAAGCATTGAGCCGACACCGACGCCGGAGCCGACTCCAAGCGAGGAGCCAAGCATTGAACCAACACCAACGCCGACACCAGAACCAACACCGACTGCCACACCAGAGCCGACGTCCACGCCTCAGCCGACGCCAGTTCCTACTCCGACAGCTTCCCCTACTCCTGATCCCACTCCTGTTCCTACTCCTGAGCCGACACAGTCCCCTCTGCCAAGTGTAGAGCCGAGCGTGGAGCCAACACCAGAGCCAACCGCTCCACCAGATAACATTGCAGAAGAAGCCGCAGCCATAGTCGGTGAGACTATTGCGGCAGTAAGCGAAGCAGTTGAAGAGGCGGCCGCCGCAGTTGCGGAGACCGTCACAGAGGCTGTGGAAGCCATCGCTAATCTCGGCAAGGATCTCTCTCCAGTCCAGAAGGAGAAGGCTGCGCCAGTCGCGGTGGCAATCATCATCAGTCAGGTTGCAAGTGCGGCTGTTGCGGCCGCATCAGGCGCCGCCAGTGCAGCCGCTGCAAGTGCAGCGAGAAAGGCAGACAAGTGATCAACCGCATCATCGTGGATCTCGTAGGTGGCGCGTGGACCGTGCTCGGTCTTCTGTTCGCCGTCGTCGTGCTCCCAGCCGGCTCAACGCAGGAGACGATGGCGTGGCTCTTCGGTGGGCTGACGCTCATCTGGCTGGTCACAGGACCGCTCAGGTGGAGGGAGTGATCATGAACGCCACCGATCACATCGAGGAGATCTCAGAGCAGGGCTGGACTCGCATTGATACCGCTCCTGGCGAGTGGGTCGCACTCGTGCCAAATGAGAACAACAGCGCCTTCGGCGGCACGCTCTGGAAACTTGCCGACGATGGCAACTACTACGCCGAGGGAGTGACCGAGGGTCATCCGATCAGTGCGGCACTCGGCTTTGAGTCTGCAGCTCGTGGAGTTGCAATCCACATCAAGAAGGAGATCGGAGGGTAGCCGTGCAGTATCGAGTCAAGTCGCAGCTCTATTCAGACGCGGAGGCGCAGAAGAAGAAGGGCGCCGTCCTAGATGACTGTGGGCCGTCCAGCGCGGCTGCGGCCGTGTCGTGGGCGTCTGGCTACACCGCTGACTTCAGCGCCGCTGACGGCGTCGCAGCGAAGGCGAAAGCGACTGGCAAGAAAGACAAGCAGGGCGTCTCGGATAACGGATCGTCACTCCCTGAACTGATCAAGACCGTCAAGGTGCTCGGCGGCTCCGCTCGACCAGCGAAGTCGTGGGCAGATGCGATGGAGGCAGGCAAGAGCGGCGCCGCGCTGATCATCTGGGTGCAACAGGCAGTTGGCTACGACCCTGCCGTCAAGATCTCAAAGTGGCACGAGGTCTGGAAGTCGTACTGGGCAAAGAAAGATCCAAAGATCGTCAAGGCAGGCTACGGACACATGACCAGCGCAGGCTACAGCGACGGCTGGCAGTGGGCATGTCCGACGCGAGATGATCGCAAGAAGTCGGAGCAATTCGGCGTGCCGGTCACCGAGGCGCAGCTACGCGCCATCGCCTCATCCAAGGTCAAGGTCAAGCAGGCTAAGGCTGACTACAAGTGCGTGGTGATCGTCACGCACCCAGGCAAGGTCGCCGAGGTGCCTGTGGTAGCGCCAGCGAGCGCACCTGCACCTGCTCCTACAATCGTCGTACAGGCACCAATCAGCCACCCTAAGGAGGTCGCAATGCCAAAGGTCACTAAGACAGCCGCCACTATCGCCGACGCAGAGGCAGCCCTGCTGCGCGTTGACTGGGATGACAAGAGCAAAGAGGCCGTGGCAGCGCTAGTCGCCGCTGCTAAGGCGAGCAACGGCAAGAAGGGACTGCGCGCAAAGATCAGTGCATCCGCGAGCTGGATCGTCGGCAACACTGGCATTGATGAGATGGCGATTGAGGCACTGCGCACAGGACTCGGAACAGCACTCGCACTGCTCTTGGCGACTGGTAGCCAACTGACCAAACTCGATGCAGACCAAGCCGACATGATCCTTGCCGGTGCAATCGCCGCCTGCCTTCAGGTCATCGTGCGCGCACTGAATCCTGACGATCCGAAGTTCGGCGTGGGCAAGGCAAAGCAAGAGATCCGCAACGGCAACGGCCTGCACAAGTAGTCATGCCTGTCGTAGTCAAGCTGCCGTTCGGTTGCTGTGACATGTGCGAGATGTTCGCTAGGGTCTGGGAGGTGGAATCCAGCGACTTCCTCCTGTGCGGCGTCTGCCTCCGGCTCCTCGTGATCACCAGCCTTGAGGACTTCACTCAGCCGTCCTAGGCGGCTCCCCTGGGTGGACCCTCCCCACCCAGGGGCTATCCATCCTGCATAAAACATATTCAGCCCAAAGGGACTTGACGGCTGCTCGCCGTTATCCTAGGGTAGTCATATCAGGGAGGAAACCAGCCACTCGGCTGATCCTGATAGAGGAGTAAAAGATGACAAAGGCAGAACTCAACAAGCTTCAGGTCTCCTGCTCCAAGTGTGGCAACCGCGAGACGGTTGAGACGATGCGCTCATGCCACAAGGAGTGCTTCAGCTTCTATTGCGAGGCGTGCTTTGCATACGACTATGCATCCACCGGCGTCGCTGGAATCCCAGCGGTGAACATCCTCGCAGTGGAGATGGCACGATGAAGGCGCTTTGCTGGAACTGCGGCAAGGCCGTCAAAGTTCCTCAGGACAACAACAACATCTACACGCGCATCTGCGCTAAGTGCGTAAAGGCGGTGCGCTGATGACTGATCGATTCTTCAACAGCAAGTTCGCACTCGTCGGCATCTTGGCGCTCTACGCAGCTCTTGGCTGGATCGTAGCGTTGGAGGTGGTGTCATGAAGAGGAAGCCGCAAACGTTCAGCCGCGTCGTGAAAGGCACGCTGGAGCGCTACTACGATCCGACCACACTGGACAATCGCAATCGTCCGAAGTCAGACTTCGATGGTCTGATCACTTACGAGTCGCAGTACCAGGAATACGAGCGCACCGCGCGACGTCGCCGCTTCGCGTTGACGATCACGTTGATGGTGATCTGGACGGCCGCAGTGATTCTGGTGCAGGTGTTCTCATGAGCACACTTGCACAGGCGTGGGTCGTGGTCATCTGGACAATCGCAATGATCTTCGTGTTGGCACTGGGATTGCTGGCATGAAGAAAGAGCAGTTCCGCTGCGTGTACTGCAGCAAGTTGATCCCATCAAAAGAGCGAGCGAGTAAGGTCTGTGGCGTCTGTTGGGGACTTCTCATCCAGATCGCCAAGACGCAGGACATGTTTAGGAGGGGACAGTGATCAAGTGGAAGTGTTCAGTCTGCCTGGCAACACGCCAGAGCGAAGTCAAGCCGGTGCTGTATCAGCGACTCTGCGAAGACTGCAAGGTCGAGCACTACAAGAAGCTAGTCGCCATCTACTCGGTTGAGGGTGGCTTCAGGCAGGAAGAGGCGCGGCTGCTCTTGAAGCAGGCGCAGTCAGAGTTGAAGGCGTATCGCACAAAGGCGATCGCCAAGTACAAGGAGGCAAACGCATGAGCAAGCGATTCGAGTTCAAGTCAGCGCCGCAACTCAGCCCAGAGTGGTTTGAGATGCGGAAGAGCGGCATCACCGCCACCGGCATCACCGCGATCAACGGAACTTCGCCGTACAAGACCGCCTATCGGCTCTGGGCAGAGTTGACTGGTCAGGTCGGTGAGCAGGAAGTTGGCGCGTCCGCACAGCGCGGTCAACTGCTAGAGCAGGCAGTGGCTGACTACTACACCGCCGAGACTGGCAAGAAGCTGCGGAAGTCCAA